CGTCGGAAACTATACTAGAGTAGGTTTAACCTTATCATCTTCTAAAGATAGGCAAGATAAACTATTCAGGTACAATACGTATTAAGAGGTAGTAGAGTCATTTCGCTTGACTGCTCATATGTATATGATATAATCCTCTTAACGACTCTTTCCTAGGAGGGAAAATGGAAAACATCCTAACCGTAGCTGGCATCACAGCGATCATCTCTTTTGTGATCACCCTTGCTCTACAGTACTTCCCAGTACTTCGAGTTAAGTGGGCTGGTCTAAAGACTGAAGTGAAGATGCTATCAGCCTTGGGAGCCTATGCGCTCGTAGGCGCTATTGTTGCCTTTGGTGGTTGTGTGGCCTTTTTGGCCAGTCTCCTACCTCAGCTGCAATGCGTTGAGCCCGTGACTTTCGTACAGTACATCTTTGCTGTACTAGTCGCAATAGGCGCCGGACAGGGAGTTTACTCTCTATTGCCGCAAACCAAGGACGTTACAGGCGCCAAGATCGAGCGAGCATATTAATGATCGAAGCGCTAATTATTGCAGGGGCCATTGCGGCCTCTGCAATTCTCTTCTATCTAACCTTCCGACCTAGGGAAGATATCCGCATAACGGCACGCACCTTAGTAAGGGCAACTGAAAAAAGGGGTGAGTGGGACGCAACCATCAATTCCGAGCATATCAAAAGGGCTCGAGTTGCGCTCGTCCTCCTGGATAAGTGGCCCGAAGTGGACCCTGAATGGGTGTCCATCATCATTGAAGAGGCCGTATTCGATATGGAGGCAGATCGTGACACCAACAAGTGCAGATGCGAAGATGGCAGTACAGGAACCGTCACTGGACAGCACATTGGATACGATGAGTTCGATGACGGAACAACTGGAAGGGATAACGAATCAGATCCTTGGTATGTTGGAGATCGAACAACCAGCGATAGCGGGGACGCCACAGGATGGCCTGTCTTCGAGACTGGGCCAGAGGATCTCGAGATTCCAAGCTCTGAATAGCCGCCTTGGCGCGGTCTATGAAGAATTGCTTAGAGTTAATAATGAGCTCGACAAAATATGAGAGCTCCTAACGTACAATTATTCACTATTGAACCCATGAAGATATCGGGCATTGCTGATGGCGCACAGCTTGCTCTATACTCGCGTCAAGGTGAAGAACTGTACAATAGTGCGCCTGGTGACGAGGAAGTATTCGTTCACGTCGAGCCCGAGCAGTACCCCTTGACCATTATATGTCGTAAGGGGAAGTGGTCAAAATGTGACTATCCGTGTGCGTAAAGAGGGATATGTCCCATTTTCGCTAACAGGGTTTCCGAACGGCGACATGACACAGCAGGTGGTGAGTATACCTGACGATGGCTTTGGAGGTTAAATGACACCCGCAGACTATCTAGACGAATTTGTTGAAGAGCTACGTGCACAGTTGATGGCCGACGAAAGACGTTGGGGAGATACGTGGTTGAAGCGTCCTAAAAAGGGCCAGGCGGACAGAGTGTTCGCCCGTATCCGTGAATACTATATGGATGCACGGTTGGCTGAGAAACTCCTCGACCTGACTGAGGAAGAACCTACATTTGTAGATACTCTGCCTTGGCTGAAGATTACCGGTGAAGCCCTAATAGGCTGGATCCGCGAGAGGTATCCGGAAGAATTTCCGGATCATTAAATGGGAGCTATTCACAGAGTAATTCCCGCTGAGAACGCGGGACAGGTATGGTGGTTTCATGGAAACTCCGGATCAGGAAAGACTAACCTTGCCCTCAGATTCGACGTCCCAAACAAGATCGTTTTGGATGCGGACGATCTGCGGGAAGTGTGGCCAGGCCTTGGCTTTTCGAAAGAAGACCGATGGGAGCAGAACCTTCGAACTGCTCGACTGGCACGCATGTTCTGGATTCAAGGATTCAACGTCATCGTCTCAACTATATGCCCGTACGCAGAGCTCAGGAAAGAGATACGCCAAATTGTTCCTTCTGTAAAGTGGGTATACGTCAATACACCAGAAAGCAAGCAGCCCTCTAAAGAATATCCATTTGAAGAGGGAGGATGGCAAAATGAAGTTTGAGTGTAATGCTTGGATTACAGTAGTTCCAGTAATGAGCGCTACTCGGGAGGTTATCGGTGCTAAAATCGAAAATATCTATCGACGACCACACGAGGGAACTATTAAACTCTGTATATCAGTACCAGAGTCTTTCTTCAATGCACCAGAGATTAGGGTCTCACTCAAAGAACGGGATCCTGAGATTTGGGAAGGCGCAGAAATATAGATGTCCGACTCTGAGAGTAGAGGTGCACCCTGAAAGAATCACTGGAAGGATTGGATGGAAATCCACATATTCCTACGCAGATCTTCGCCCACGTAATAATCGACGGTATGAAGATTGGGGCGCCGACCCTGCGCTTAGAGTTTGATCCACCAGACACCGTGGATTCATTCGCGCGGTACTTGGATCTTAGTCCTTGGCAGTATACGCCTATAATTGATGTGGTGAATGAGATCTTTAGGGTCGACGCTGATGAAACTTTCGTTGGTCTTGATCCAGACAGTACGTATACAATTCGATGGGAGGCAGACACAAATGTTAGTATATACGGCGGGCCCGTACAGCCAGACAGCGGGAGTGGGAACAGTGGAGGAGAATATACAGAAGGCAACGGATATAGCAGCGGAGTTATGGAATATGGGGTATACAGTCCTGTGCCCACACATGAACTCAGCTGGTATGGAAAAGCTTACAACTCTATCAAACAAAGACTTCGTAGATAGAGACTTGGAGATGGTGGAGCGGTGCGACGCCATAGTGATGATGCCAAATTGGGAGTCTTCACTTGGGGCGGTCAGGGAACTCGAACACGCACGTCAGAATGATATTGTTGTGTGGTTTTGGCCGGACATACCTGTGGGAGCGCAAAAATCGTCGAAAGTCAGAAAAGGACACAGGCTTAAGGTGTTAGGCACTAGAATTGGTCTAACAAGATAAGGGGGCGGTATGAATACAAGTGAGCGTTGTCCTAACGGGTGCCCTGGCCACTCTATGATTAGACACGACGAAGGAATTGCGCTACACTTTGGAACTGTCGCTGGAGTACTAGGTGCTTTCCCTAATGGTAATGCCTACGGCCTGCAGCGACGCAACCAAGTCCACGAGGCTTGGTATAAATGCACCAATTGCGAACGGATGTATGTGTCGTCAGTATTCAAGCGCTTCAAAAGGATTAACATTGTTTAAGTCATTTCCTAAACCCAAGCCCAAACGTAAAGGGCGAGCAGTGCGCAGAAACAAGTCTGTAGCACAGGCAGCACGTGACCGTGATGGTGCGTGTCTGTATGGGTTGCTCTATCAGGATGGGTGCGTAGGGATGCTGTCTCCACACCATATTGTCAGCTTCGGGTCAGACCCACGTCAGGATGTGTTAGAGAACTTAGTCGTCCTGTGTAAAAAGCATCACAATCAGGCAGAGGCTCATGAGATAGATGTTAGGACTCTGCGTGGTATCCTGTATCACTTCTATGGATATGGTCCGGAAGAACACGATCTTGTTATACTGGATGAGATGCGTAAATTAGCAGCCGACTACGGTATGACATCAGTATTCACCATGAACAACGATATGGTGCAGATAAAATGTATTGGGTTCGTCAATAGGTTCAGCCACATGTTTGCATGGGAGTCTATGGCACAGCCAGACTTCATGGATATGTTTGCTGCCCAACTTACTTTCTCACAAAGGAAAACCAATGTCTAACGGAAAAAGAGGTCACGAAATCAACCTAGCGTCCGGTACGATGTTTTCGCCGGCGCAGGAAAATGCACGAATGCAGAAGGCACGGACTAAGCTTGCGATTGATTTGACGTTGCAGTTCATGCCCACCAAGGGTGTGTCTGTTGAGCACTTTAAGCGCCCGGGTGGGGTTCACGAATTCCACTTTGTGGACGATCAGGGTCGTAAGGCACGAAGAAGCCTTACTATCGACGCTATTAAAAAGGGCGGACGTAATGCTTCATGTCATATGATGTATACTGTCCTAGATGATTATGGTATTCCATTTAGCTGGGATGAAGTTCCGGAGCAAGCAGAGTACGCAGAACCAGAGGGGCGTGTTCTTGTGGATCACGTAGGTGGACCGCCAGAGAATGCAGACCGCATTCCGCATACACCTGTCCCACCGCTTCAACCAGAGCCTGAGCCAGAACCCGAGACGGTACCAGATCCTGCACCAGACGTTGCATGGAATCCTGACTGGACCATCCCTCAGTTGAAGGCGTGGAGTAGCGAGAATGGTCATCCGGTGCCAGCAAGCATTACGCGCAAGGGTGACATTATCGAGTTTATAGCACGTGAGCATTCTAACTGAAGCCGACGAACAATTACTAATAGCCGCTCTTAGGGAGAATGGTGGATTTGGACTAGCGTCTGAATGGTACCTATATGGTACTAAGCCACTCCCTAAACAGTGGGCATTTCACCACGCACCGGCGGCTAATGTTACCTGGCTAGGCGGTATTGCCTGTGGCAAGACGCGTGGCGTTGCTGCGTCCTATATGATGGACTGCCTGAGCATTCCCTATTTTCAGGCTCTGAATACTTCTGTAACATCTGTTCAAGCAGAGCTGGCCTTTGAAATGGCCACGGAATGGATTGAATCCAATGATAGGCTGGAACACCTTATCGACAATGTCTCACTCCGACCTTATCCGCAGATTGACTTCAAGAACTACTCATCTTGGATTTTCCGTACTGCAGGTAAAGACGCGCGCTTCATTCGTGGACAGGAGTTTGATCGTATTAATTACGATGAGGCAGGACTCGACTATGACGGAATTTCTCTTAAGACTCTGCGTGGACGGCTCCGAGGTATACGGCTCGACGGATCCGTTAGAATGGCTCGGCTCGATGTTACAACGTCGCCTACTGATGCTCCCTGGCTTCGGGAGCGTTTCTATAAAGGTGATACCTCCCACCATTCCGCTGACCTCAAGGACTATAACAGCATACGGTCGACAATCTATGAAAACACCTATCTAACACGAGAACAGATCCACCTCATGGAGTCTGACTACACCGACGAGATGGTAGATGTTGAACTCCTAGGTATGTTTCCGGATTATGGTATGACTACTTTTCCAAGAACACATGTAGCTGCATGTACTGAACAGGGACTAAACGATTTGATGACTGACGCCACCCGACCAGAGACTGGTAAGCCAAAACCTGGGTGGAAGATTGAGGTACATCCACGTCACGGTATCACTCATTTTGAGATGCCTCCCGAACAAGACGGTATGTATTTGCTCGCCGGTGACCCGGGCACAGGGGACCCCCCTAAACGTAACGCTGCTTGTGTACTTGTAATTAGGGTCGACAGAAAGCCATGGACAGTGGTATACTTTGACTGGGTATACGGTCGTGGAGCGTACAGCCCATTCCTATCCTCTTTCAAATATGCGATTGACAAGTACACCCCTGTCTATAAGGGGATTGACACGACCGGTACACAAAAGGCCATAGACGAACTTGCTTTCGAGAATGAAGGTATCATCGTCGATGGAATCAACTTCGCCAGCGATAAGCAGGCATTAATCAATGCTCTCTCAATCGCAGTTACGAATCACTGGTTCCAGTGGCCATTAATCAAGGGTCTCCAATTTCAGATGCACCACTATAGACGAGAAATGGATACCAAGCAAAACAAGCAACCTCAAGATATCGTTATGACGCTGGGTATTGCTGCTTATCTTGCGCGCTATATGCCGGGAGAACTAAAGGAAGCTGCAAATAACCGACGCAATGGCGGACGTCCATCACGACGTACAAGATCCACACGAGTACGGAGACATAGATAATGCCAACTTATACGTATCGCTGCCCAACATGCAAAGAAGTTTCCGATGTCGAAAAGTCGATGTTGGCCGATCATCCAAAGGAGTGTCCTGTGTGTAGCGCGGAAGGCCTCATCCACTTGGTGGGTGTGCCGACTGTTATCTACCGCGGGTCAGGGTTTTACACAACGGACAAGGTTCTCGACGAAATCACCGACCCAGAGTACCAACTCAGCGAAGCAGATCAAATCAAGTACTTCGACGAAAAGCTAAAGGAAGAACGTACTGTAAAGGTATTCACGTAGGAGGCTGAATGTCGTCATTGAAGATAGGTCCTTACGAATACAGCGTTGAACTGGCTGATACATCCCCGGGTGGATTTGATTCTGCCAAGTGGGGAGATATCCGCCATGACTTTCAACAGATACGTATTCTTGAGAACTGCAACCCATCGATACAGCTTGTAGCACTGATGCACGAATCCATGCACGCAATTGGCTTTGTGCTTGGTACGCCGTATGCTGATGAATTACTAGATCCACTGGCCAGTCATCTTGTGCAGTTCCTGCAGGATAACGGCGTAGATCTGAGCCCACTGGAGAAGAAGCTGGAGGCGTAATGCAAATAGGACCTGATGGACCAGTCCTCACGGCAAAGAAAGGCACGAACGCTGATCTGTTTCCTGACATCATGCGTTTGTATGTAGCCGACGGAGCCGATGTATTGGACATGACGTATGGAAATGGAGTATTCTGGAGGAACATACCCGATGATAAGTACACAGTCACAAGAAACGACATCGAAGCTGGAAGAGGTGATCACGACTATGATTGCCGGGAACTTCCGACCACGTGGAACGAGAGCTTTGACGCAGTCATATTCGATCCACCGTACCTTTACACCGGGGGATTTAGAACGCTTCGAGATTCAATTGACCGGGGTTATCGTAATCGGGAGCGGGCAAGATCTGGTATACATGGTGTCGCCGCCGTCCATCAAATGTACGCCGAAGCCTACATCGAGGCTTATCGGGTTCTTAAGAGAAAAGGCATCTTTATTGTCAAATGCATGGACCAGGTGATGTCCGGGAAACAGACGTGGATGCATCTCGAGATGCAGAGACTGGCGGAAATACTGGGCTTTAAGAACAAAGACTTATTCGTAATGGTGATGAATGGTACTCCTACCATGCGTCACAACATTCAAAAACACGCGAGGCGCAACCATAGTTACTTTCTGGTACTGATCAAATGACTTGCTTTCTGGTGCCGAAAAGTATATAATCAGGAGTTAGAACATGGCTAAAAGTAAAGAATTGACATTCGAGGAAGGCGAAAAGCTCTTTTTGAAGGGCGCAGCCTTCCAAATCGTCAGTATGCGGAGTGGCAATATGTTGCTACGCCCCATTGGCGGTATGGACATGGAAGATTCTAAGATGACTCTACGACATCCAGAATTGGAAAAGAAGAGTTACAAGAAGCCTTCCGACGATAAAGCTGAGGAGTAAACTATGGCATATGTCCACTGGCCCGACTGGTCCGACCTCGGCGATATCAGCAATGTACAAAAGAACTCTTGGGAATATCAGTTTATGGTACGTCAAGGTTATCGACGCTACTTTACTGGCGAAGTATTCTCTGAGCGCGTCCCACTAGAAGCAGGCATCGATACGACTGAACAGACACCCCTGCTGTATCCGGTGGGCGTTAATCTTGTTAAGTTGCTGACACTCGCTCAGGCCGATTCCCTATTCGGCGAGTGGGAGGAAGACATTGTCAGATTTCGTATCCGACAGGACGAAGAGGAAACAAAGAGCGCTGAAGAGGCCATTAAACTATGGGCTCAAATCCTTACCGACAACAATGCTCAATCTATGTTGCATGAGTGCGCAGTTGATCGTGAGGTGTATGGTGGTTGTGCCATCAAGATAGCGCCTGATCTCGTCATGCCCGGACACATCCGACTGTCGCGCATTGATCTTGATTCGTTCTTTCCTATCTGGGATCCCGATGATCCCAACATTCTCTTGGAAGTCTACGTCGCCACTCGTTTGACCAGAGAGCAATGTAAGGCAAAGTACGGTTTCGATCCTGGAGCAGATAAGGATGAAGTGTGGAGAATTGAACACTGGACTCCCACTATCTATGAGAACAAAATCGACGACCATCGTATCGAGGAGTTCTCAGGTGTGAATCCATGGGGAGTAGTCCCCTTTGTGTACATTCCACGTCTTCGAACCAATATGTTCTGGGGCGATTCCATTACGCCTGATATCATGCCAATTCAGGACGAATTGAACATGCGACTTGCCGACCTAGGTGATGCAATTAACTACAACGCCCATCCAATCAGATGGGGATTCAATCTACCTAGATCGTTTGATAGTAATAACTTTCCAATCGGTCCCGAAGCCTTCTGGGATTTGGGACGTGTATTGGGTAACAACCCCGAGCCAACAGTGGGGTTGCTAGAAGCGAAGAATCCCGTACCCGAGCCAGCCTTCAAGTTTGTAGAGTTTATCTACGACTGGTCAAGGACGTCCGCATTTGCTCCGCCAATTGCATTCGGCGAAGATACAGGTGGTGGACAACGGTCAGGCCGCACACTGGAAATCAGAATGTGGCCGCTTCTGCGAGCGACGCGTAGAAGTCGGGGCTATATGGCGAATGGTCTGAAGAGGATCATGGCAATTTCAGCACGTATCCTCGAGCAGAAACAATTCCCGAACATCTCTCAGCATGAGCTTGCTCGTTCTGTAGATGGTACGGTAGTTCCAGACTTTTGGCCATTAATGCCGAAGGACCAGGCGGCTACAGTTGACGAAGTAGTGAAATTGCTGTCAACAGTGCCACCCGCGATCTCTCTCGTCACAGCCCAAGTACTTCTAGGTCGCGGCCCAGCCGAAGTTGAACGGATCATGGAAATGATAGAAGATCCGAAAATTAAGGAATTCTTGCTTAGCGAGCAAGAAGAACAGGGCACTCCTTCGAAGACCTCGGAGGTCTAATGCTTATTAACCCTAGAGAGGGTTACAAGGTAGCGTTTCCTACAGATGAGCACTATCCTTTTCAGGATGATAACGCAAGACATGTGGCGCTACAGATAGTGAGAGACTTCGATCCCGACCTGCTTATATGTGGGTCTGACGGTGTCGATTTCTACTCAATCAGTAGTTTTGACAAGGATCCTAAGCGTTCCTTTAACATCCAGCACGAAATCAACTGCTGGCAAGCTGGAATGCGTGAATGGATTTCTGCAGCACCTAATGCTCGTAAGTTCTATATTCCGGGCAACCACGAGGACAGACTACGGCGCTATCTTTGGCGCCATCCAGAAATGTCTGGATTAACAGTCCTGAGTCTACATCGCCTCTTGGAATTGGACTTTATGGGCATTGAGTATGAGGAAGCGATAATCGGCGAAAACTACGGACAATCGGAAGTAGAGGTTGGTCCGCTAGTAGTGAAGCATGGTACCGTGGTTCGAAAACACAGTGCCTATACAGCCCGGGGAGAGATGGAGAAAGAGTTCTATAGTGTTCCAGTACTCTTCACCGGCCACACACATAGAGGCGGTACACACATGGCTACAACCCGTAGTGGGATAGTCAGAGCGTACGAATGCTTCTGTTTGTGTGACACAAACCCTGCGTACGTAAATAAGTCGAACTGGCAGCAAGGCCTTGTGCTAGCGACAATTTATGGTACACTAGTACAAGTAGAGGCCATTCCCTTCATTGAAGTGAATGGTGTGAAAAGCGCCGTTTGGCGTGATTCAGTCTACACGGCATAATGCGAAGGAGGCATAATGTCCGAACCAACTGCAACACCGGTTGTTGAACCCGTTGCTCCCGAGCCCACTCCGACTCCGGAACCAACACCAACAGCCCCGGTTACTACCCAACCGGAACCCGTCACCCCAACGGACGATCCTTCGGAACCCATGGTGGAAACGAAGCGGTTCACAGGGGCGATACAGAAAATCCAAACGCTCACGGAAGAAGCACGTGTTGCCGACCAAACGATTGCTGCGAAGGACTCAACTATTGAGCAACTTAAACAGCAACAAGCGGTCAAAGATGCGGAGACTACAGCCGGGTACGGTGAGCGGGACAAACAACTCGAAGCAGCTCTATTGGAGAAGAAGGCGATTGAAGACAAAGCCGGCCTTCTCGAGGGTAAGATTCGAAAGATCGATCTTGCAAAAGAGATTGGACATCCAGAACTAGTCCAGATCATTGACACGATTCCGACTTTCGAGGACGACGACTTGCAGAAGAAGGCTATGGAAGACATCATCGGATTCTCTGACGCTCGAGTTAAAGTGCGAGAGGAGAGCCTGCTCTCAGGCGTAACTCCCGCTGTTCCCGCAGTCAACCCTGTCGGAGATGCAATGCCAGCCTCAGATGAGGCCTGGAAAGCGGCTACCGAAGCAGAGGATGACCCAACCAAGCGTAAGATGCTTTTTGACAAATGGTTTGAGTGGGGAAGCGGGGCAAAGAAGCCCGAATAGTAGGTAATACGGCTCCTCTTGTTATGGAGAGCCGACATGGCCGTTTATGAAACCGGAGCGATGTGGTCAACTACCCACCCAAGTGGGCAGCGTGACTATTATGAACAGATGCTCCTAGACACCCTGCGGACTCAGTCGATCCTTGTTCCGTTTGCAACGATGAAGGAAGACTTCCGCGCCCGGGATACTGGCGTCATTATCTTCTCCGAAGTATATGATACAGATCCCAACTATAACGCCCTTTCCGAGACCGGAATCTGGCTAACGGGTTCATACCTGGACAGCCGTTCCGTACAAATTGCTCTTGAGATCCACGGCGACGTGCTCAAGATGTCCGACTACAATGAACTCGTTAACTTCTGGAACAACGGAGACCTACGAGGGCTTGTACGAGGTAAGCTAGGCCAGAACCAGGTAGACTATCTGGATATTCTGGCCCGAAACGCGTATCTATCCGTTGATGACCGATACAAGATCTTCACAGGAACAGCAAGTGCAGATCGATTCGACGTTGCACAGGTAGACGTGTTTGACCCCGACCTCGCAGAACTCGTAAGAGTCCACCTCGAGGAACGAGAAATCCCCGGTGTTGTACAGGTAGCAGATAGCCCAGGTCAGACTATCGTATGTGCAACGACTCCCCGTGTGATTTATGACATCCGAACTGCTGCCGCAACAGGCAACGGTGACAGCTGGCTAGAAGTTCAGGAATACGAACAGACAGGCCGCAAGTTCACTGCTGAAGCTGGCATGTGGGCCGGTGTCCGGTTCATTCGAACCAATCGCCTAAAGCTATTCAACCATGGTACAGTAGACCACGAGACCATTATCGCAACTGGTGAAGCTACCGTTGTAGGTCAGGGTGCTGCTGGGACTGTTGACACTGTTTATTCAGTAGGTCAAACAGGCGCCCAGGATCACATCCTCGTGCTTGATAGTACTGGGTTCGTAGTTGGCGAAAACGTGACAATCTGTGTTGGCGGCGACGACGGTGCCGGCGGACATCCCCCTGAAGAGGGCGATGGCACGCAGGAAACACGCCGAATTGTTGCTGTAGACTCAGGTGGCTCAAACCGGCTATCTTTCGATAAGCCGCTTCTGAAGCCGCACGACGCAGGAGCTTATGTAGTTGCAGGTGTTGATATTAGCGCCTCAATCTTCATGGGTGGCCCCGCTGTCGTTTACGGTGTTGGCGAACGACCTCACCCAACAACTCCACCAAAGATCGACGACCTACAGATGGTCCAGAGATACGGCTGGCGAGGTTTCCTCAAGTTCCAGATGTATCGACCGGAATGGCTGGAAATCGTTGAATCTGGTGGTTCAATCACGTAATCGGAGGTTCGCATGAATTGGGGTGAGATGAAGGCCGCTCTCAGAACCGATCTCAAGGACACTGGCGCAACACCTCGGTGGACCGATAACGACCTGTACGTGTTCTGGCTGGACGCCGTGCGGGACTACTCATTGTGGTTCCCTCACGTCCCCGATAGAACTCAGCTCTCAGGAACTGGTACAGGACCTTATACGCTTCCATCCGACTTTGTGCAAGTGATCTTTGTAGAGGTTCCAGAGGACCGCTTTCTTGAAGAAAGAATGCCTCGCCCCGGTGTGCGTTACCTTTCCCAATCAGGTAGACCTTTCTATTGGTATCTGTTAGGGGGTACTTTGATGTTAGACATCGCCCCCTACGATACCGATACAGTACTACTGACATATGCAGCAATGCACTCACTACCATCGGATGTCAACGACGACACTGACGAAATCACCATACTAGACGTTGACTTGGAACTACCCCGATTGTATGTATCAGCTAAGGTCTATGGCCAGATGCGTTCAAAGCAATCTTCCCTTGACCGATTCAAGACTCGTGTATCTTCAGGCAATACCCGAGAAGATAACCCACTAGGACCCGAAGTACAAACCATTATGGATGAGTACTACGCGAAAATCGCAGAACGGATTCCAGGTGGTACCGTACGACTTAATCGGTCCGGGAGAATTCGCTAATGACTGAAGGTATCGTCAATGAAATATTGGAGTTTACTCAAGCTCAGCTTGAGACAGCTCTAATCACCGATATTGCCACAACTGACCCTGCAAGGGCAGGTGTGGTGAAGATCGGTCCGTTGCAAGGAGAACCAGATCCCGACCAGGCTCGAATCTCAGTGGTGATTCACCACAACGACCCAGAAAACATCGACGGGCCCTGGCGAGATTTCATCGAAATTGTAGAGATTGGCGGAGTAGTAACATGGACCCGTCGCTTTACTATAAAGATTCGATGCTTGCTGGAGAATACCAAGGAAACGCTCGATGAGGCACGTCCAATCGCCGCCATCGTACGGGACCGCACAGAGCTTGCTCTGTTGAAGGAACTCTTTACAGGTATCGCTACGGATGACGAATACGTTAGCCGAGGACCTATGGCCACATCACTCAAATCCGATATGATTCAGGGGGGTGGCCCTCCAGACTCATATGACTTTCACATCAAGGTTTACTTTGATGTGTACACAACACGAACAGGGGTATTCACATGACAGCTTCCGAACGTTCATATCTAGGACTCGCGAAGCAGACCGCGAAGGGCACACCAAATGTGACTGACGCCGAATTCAAGTACTTCCTATTCCGCGCTGGTGGAGTTGCACCGAACAACATGTTCCTGCCTCTCGACCAGGAAATCGGCGGTGGAGCTATGCTCCGGGATGTAGTTAAGGTCGGCATCACTAGTGGTGGAACGATGGATATCATCCCTCGTCCTACTATTCTTGGTGACTTGCTCCTTGGCGCGATTGGTAGCGCAGCCTCTCCGACGGACAACTCGGACGGCTCCTACTCACATGTCTTCACCCTGCCTACGGATGAGTTTAGTGCCCCGTACTGGACCCTGCGGTCAGCTCCTGGTGGTATTTGGGCTGAACAGCTTCAAGACTGCCGAGTTGCAGGGTTGGTACTATCGTTCACTGGTGCGCGATTTGTTGAAGGTGCTGCCACTTTTGTTGGTGGCTTGCCAACGCCAAACATCGACAGTACAGGCTGGGTAACAGCCTGGGCTGTACCAACGTACTTGGACGCAGGACCACAATTCCTATCTCCAGTATCTGACATCGAACTCCCATCGGGAACCCCAGCTAAGGTGCTTAGCGGTGCTATTGCTATGGGTCTACAAATCCCGCTGGATGAACAATTCATAGTTGGCTCATACTCTCCGGATGATTTTGATATCAACCAGAGATCATATAACATCACCTTGAATCTCAAGGTTGATGACGTTGATTTGTATGAGAAGATTATGTATGATCCCGCCGGTTCTGCAGCAGCATGGACAGCAGAAGTATTCAAAGAAGGTGATATGAAGCTTGACTTGATTTCACCTGAACTTGCAGGTACAAGCACGGGTGGAGACACTCCGTACAGCCTCATGTTCGACTTTGATGTGACTGATGACAACATCGTCTGGTCAGCTGCCCCTATTGCTCTACGAGCTGGACGGCAGGTTGTAATGCAAGTGACAGGCACAGTTATTAACAGTGCTAACGAACCAATCACTGCAACGCTAACTAACACTCAAAGCACCCAGTATTAATCCTGGGTGCAGGAGGCATTTCTATGTCTGAAAAGAAATCACCATTCGGTTCCTACGCTATCATCGCGAACATTCGCTTTGATTTTGCAGAAGAGCCCGAATACTGGTGGGAGATCAAACCTCCTACCGCCGGCGATGAGCTCGCGCTTACTCGCTACATGAGCACCGGCAAAGCGATCTTTCATCCCGAAGGAGGTATGGAGACAGAGGGTGGCCCCTCTTGGCTCGACATCCTCTTCTATCAGATTGCCTTGCTATTCGGCGGAACTAACATCCCCTTGGATCCTGATAAGCCAGTTTCCGACGGCGGAAAGCCCTTTATCTCAGAGAAGTCAACGACATCGGTGAATGAAGAACGAATTAAGAAAATGCCGATGGAGATGGTATCTGAGATCGCTGACAAAATCGCCGAACACGTTCCAGGGTGGGGCCCAAAAAACCCACTGAGCCGGGAGAACCAGAAGAAGGACTAACTGAGAAATTTAGGGAATTGGAGGACTACCTCAAGGATTACATTCTTGAGGAGAAGACCGACGACACATTTCTCAACCACTACATCATGCTGGTTCGACTAGAAGAGAAGCTGGGTGTACCGGCTTTCTCGGGCGGATTACTGGATCGCCCGGCATTCTGGGAACGATACATTCGCCCATGGATAAAAGAAGGTTTCCAGGAGCTCGTTTTGATCTCTGATCTTAGCAAGCCACCTGTTTAACCCCACAGGGGGAGCCGCCTCCCTCCCCCTGTAACTTCCCCTAGGACAATCCTATGACAGGATATAATCCCAATCCTACACGACCAACCAATGAAGAAGAGCGTATAAATCGCGAAGAAGCTGAGCGTCTAGAGCACCTAGATCGTGAACTAAATAAGGTAGGTGTTAATTCTTCTTTTGCTGATCAAGGTCTTATTCCCCCTGCGCGTATAACTGCAGAACCTGCATCCCCAATGATGACAGTCTTTCAGGGTAGAATGCCCGGATTCGATCCCAGTTCAGGCGAGGGGTATAGTAGGTCATGGACGCCAGATTATGAACGTGCACTGGGTCACGCCAAGAGCGGTGCAATTGGTGGAGCATATGCACAAATTGAGACACCAGGAATAGGGGATGTCTACTCACGACAGGTTGGTCAGCGTGAATGGGGCCGTATGGTGCAACGGTCTGTTATGGAAGGTGCTGCCTCTGGTGGAGTTACAGCGCACAGGCTAGGTATGGGAGAAGGCCGAGTGGAACAAGGTCCAGTCGGTCAGCTATTTGCACAAGAGGCATCAATTTATGATCCATCCCGGCCGCCGGCACGAGTCGATCAAAGTCGTATAGGCGCTAGTTCTCCTGGCATGACTCCACAGGACATGGTCAACAATCTTCGAAGTAATATCATGCCTGGCGCATCAGCTAGAATTGACCCGGGTTCTGCTGTCGTACGATTAGTTAATGGTCTACGAACAGGTATTGGCGGGCGTGCACTGGATCAACCCTACACAGATTATACTGCCATGGGTAGTGAAACAGTGGCTCAGGCACATGCCATGCCCGCGGGCGGACACCGACTAGGTGACTATGGCTCACGAGCACGACCGCACGAGGGTCAACTTAGTGAACCGTGGGCAACAACTACTCAGCGTGTAGGTGCGGGTATTGCCAACCTGCGTGGTGTGCCTCTTGAGCATCCTACACTTGGCACTGCAGCTCTTATTGAACGTCCTGGTGGAATGAGGATCAATCAATTTGTTAACCCTAGCGGTGAGCAGTTGCTTTCACCACAACACCTACAAGGTGTATCTGGTGCTGTAGGTGGTGCATTTACAAAGGGCATGGAACAGTTCCAGAATATGGATCCTAAGATGGCACTGGCCAACGTGCAACGAATGATGCACGAGGCAGCCAATGGCTATCTGGATAAGATGGACGAGGAAGCCAAGCGTCTTGCTGGTGGTGACGCTAAAATGGACGCAGATCTACGCGACATGAAGGGTCGTGCTAGGACTGTAGCCAACAAGCTCATTTATAACTCTATTGATGAGGTGGGACGAGCCCAAGGCGTACAAGACGCAGGGGCTATCTCCGGTGGTGCAACCAGACAAACATTTGAAGATTTGAAGCGATCAGCAGCTGGAGACTTTGGTCCTGAAAGACAGACAGCAGCTCAGACAGCTGTGGCGGCAGCTGGTGGATGGAACGCGGTAGCAACCAGTGGTCTCACATATGCCTCGCAAGCAGCACCGGGAGCTGGTGGTCAACCTGGAGCGTACTCAGCCTGGCAGGTAGCTGGCGCTGGTGGCAGTGGGTATGTACCCGGCGGACCATTGGGTGGCGGCGGTGGAGGTGGTGGCGGTCGTCGTGGTGCATGGCAAGGTCAACTTGGTGGTGCCATGTATGGTGCATATATCGCCAGACGATTCTGGTCATACACTGGCGCACCTACCATGCGAGCCATGGACCAATTTGCACAAACCCAAGCTGGTATGGAGCCTTTGCTAACAGGTCAGGTTCCTCAAGGTGGAGCGGCCACTCTAACAGCCTCACGTGCGCGTGCACAATACGCATTGGGTGAAGGGGCCTATAGTCTATTTGGTGGTGGCGCTCAACTCTCTTCACAATTTCTACAAGCACCTGGCATGGGCGAAGCCACTGCAGGCCTAAGTGTATTTGGTGGTGCCGGACTAAGTGCTAGCATCATGGGTAATGTATTGAGTGGTCTGGGGCCATCCACTGGCGGCATTGCGAGAATGGGTGGCTTACTGACCAGGGCAACCCCAGTTCTTGCTGGTCTGGGTGTAGCTTCCGCAGCCATGGGTATCGGTAAGGGTTTGTACGAAACTGTTTATGGCCAACAGATGTCCACTATGGATATGCTTGGACAAGCTGGTCAGTCAGTCGCACGAATGGGTGCCATAGGTGGCGCTGCTATCGGCAGCACTGTTGCTGGCGCGCTGGGACAAGGTGACGTATATGCCGAACGACTTGGTCAGCTCATGGACATGCCAATGCTTGGCACTACATATGGTGGTCTGCTAAGCAAGACATATGGTAGACAAGCGCAGGGCGGAGGGATTGCAACTCGAGCTGATGTAACACAGGCAGGGCTTGCAATGAACTTGGGTCCAGATGATGTTACTCCTCTATTGGGAGCAGCGTACCAAGCAACAGGCGAACGTGGTTTTAATCAGCGCAACCAAGCTGTCATGACCATGCTGAATAAAATGCAGCAAACAGAAGGTTACTCGCTTGAGGGTGCCGCATCTGCTTCGGGTGGTTTTGCTAGCATGCTGGGCTTTGATCCTGGACAGCGAGGTTTCGACCAATCCATGCTTCAATATGGTGGTATGGATATTACTGCCCGGGCTCAAGCTGATGAACAAGCACAAACACGTGCTGGGCGTGCAGGACAGTTCCGTCAATTTGTCAGTCGAGGTGATATTGGTAAAGCTGATCTTCGTGAGCAAATGGGCATGTTTGGTACAGGACAACAAGCTCAGATTGGCTTTGGTGGATACGCAGGTCTTGTATCCGCAGGTGTAGGTGCACAACGAGCCCTAAATATTCAGGGCATGCAGTCTATGCGTGTTGATAGCGGCGAGATCACCATGAACCAAATGCAACAGGGTGCCAGCATGATGTCTGGTATTGCGCCGTACTTCTCACCTAGTGCTTTGCAACAATATGGTGGCGCCGCAACCGAGTCACTATCCAACCTGGGTGCTGGACAGGCTGACATTGTTAATCAAATTGCTGGTGGTGGCCTGGGCGCTATGTCCTTTGCCGCCAATACAGGTATGCTTGACCCTGGTATGGCACTGACTGATATTTCTGGTCGTGCCACATACCAGACCAATCTCATGCAGGGCATGCTAAACCTTGACCAAGTAGCGAATGAGTACGGTAGCGGGATGGCAGCAGGTGCTATGGCAGATCTTCCTGCCTTCCAAAATCTGTCTGGGTTTGTCGATACATTTAAGGCTGCCGGTGGCGGTGGCGCTGGTATGCGAGCTGGACTATTGGGTCTCGGCACTAGCGAGACTATGGCCAATTTCTTCGGTGCCGACCCTACAGCTGGACTACAGGACTATCAGCGGGCTCATGCCAACAGAATGTCCGGACTTCAGCAAGCTGGTATTGGTATTGGATTCCAGAAGATTCAGATGCAGCGTCAGTTCCAGTACGGTGGTGGTGACTGGCGCAACCCAACAGCTGGCTCATTGTGGGGCATCCAAGATAGAATGAGAGGACTGCAGTGGCAGGGACAGCAAGCTGCTGCGCAATTCTCACTGGAAAGTATGGATGTCGGCAATCAGTTTGGTCAACGCCAGGAGGGTCTGACCCGCCAGCGTATGGACGTGTCGCAAGAACAACAAAGATGGCAGTTCGGGTTCCAGAGATCTGGAATGGATCTGTCTCGACAGTTCACAATGGAGAACCGACAGTATCAAGACCAACTGCGTGGTATGTCAACAGCATTTGCACTTGAAGACCTGGATGAAGGAATCCGGATGTCTTCTGGTCGTGAGCGACGCCAGATGGTTCGTCAGCGAGAGCGCTTTGTAGCCACAACCAATGTTCAAGATGAACAGACAGAAAGAAATCGTGAACAGCAAGAAGAGATGTGGGCTCGTGAAGACGAGCAGTTTGAGAAGCGACGCGAGTACGCCGAGACTATCATGACTCTCGACGATGAACAGTACAACATGAACGTTGAGCGTCGTGAGACTCTGTACGAAATGAACCGGGAAGATCTCGAGCGACGCATTGAGCTTTCTGAAGCGCTTCATGAGCTCCAGAATGAGCAGATTGAGAAACAACGTGAGTATGCTGTGGCTCAGATGGACCTGGCCGAGAAGGCTCTGGGTATTCAGGCTGCGTCAGCCGCAGCTCAGAAGGAATACAATGATGACATGCTCATATTGTACGAGGATATCATCAAGCCAATCGAAGGCTCAATTACTGAGATCAGCAAGCACGATACTGTGCAGAACATTCTTGTTGCTCTTGAGGGAGCCGCCGGTGCCCTGGACAAGATGGGGCTCCACAAGATTAACGCATTGCGACATCTAGCCGATGCAGTAGATAACGTTGATTCAAGTGGTACACAACGGCTAATTCGAGACATCAATACACTCATGGCTACGTCAGGATACAAGGGATAACAATGAATAACTACGTGACCTTTGATACACTAAAGTATAGAGCTCCTCACCTGGCCTTTGGACCTATCCGGAGCAAGCCTGCCACAGAGCGTCTAACGCTCTCTGGTGCGTCTGATGTTACCTATGGACCAGGCGTGACTCTGGAATGGACTGGTGATTTGATTGCGCCAGTCACTCCAGATGATACTGGATGGGGAGATATCGATGATATGCGTGCCTCTCTTGAGAAGAGAACAGCACTGCCGTTTATCGATCACTACAATGTGGCGTCGACTGTGTATGCCATGGGTCCTCATGGAGAGACCAGCTTCCATCCTATGTGGGATGCTGGTACCAATGAGTTCCGTGTGTCAATCCGTTTCGTGGTTGATCAAGGTGGTGGCGCCCTTGTGCCACTAGCGACGCTGGAATTGGAATCGTCACTTGAAACCCTAACTGACATTGCTGGAGCTGTGAGTGTTGAGATGGCTACGCTTGAGCTTGCAAGCACACCAGTGCACGCATTTCCTTCTAGACCAGTACAGCTACAAGAGTTGTACTTGGCTGCATCAGTGCATATGGATGGTGTTCCGCAAGTTATTGTAATGGACACACTCACTCTAGCCGGAAGTATTCCGATCATGACGGTGGCATAATGAGAGATGTTCCTAACGACTACATGAGCCTTGTCGATAGCGTACGGCGTGTAGGTACACGCTTCACGTTTCGAGATGAGCGATTGCTCTTTGAGAAGTTTGATCCCCAGTCTGGGTTGGGTGCACCAGACCTAGATGAGGGACTATACTTCGACTCGTGCAGCCTTAGTAAGGGCCGCGGTATCTTTCGCGTAGCGATAGACCAGAGCTCTAGCTTTCTAATGTACCAATACATTCCAGATCCGACCACTGTGCCATGGCCATCATGGGAGGGCTCACCGGCGGGGGTATTTGCTGATTGTCGCCCGGGTTGTGTGGATGTTAACGGCAATGCTCAAATTATTGCGTTGAAGAACTATGGTGGCGAGGATCAATTTGTGCGAATGATCTTTGATACGGATGCTGGAACACTCTCTAATCCACAGCAGCTAGATGCTATCCGTACTGATGATTTCACTATTGGTGGCGGTCCTGGCGAGTACAGCATTGCTGAACACCAGGGTATGGCTATTGCGCCTGTAGATGAGGACGAGTTCTTTGTACAGTTCTTCCCATACACAGATACACGTAGTATCAACCAGGCCATTATCCAGTACTGGCGAATCGATGGTAGTACTACATACTTCCATGAGTTTCGAGGTGGTGTGTATGGTGATATGGCGCACGCACTCCGATTTGATGCCGTGCAATTGGGTGCCTACAATTACATCTTTACCAGCGACAATGAATATGGGCGCCCTCTAATGTTTAAGATGCAACAGCTTTGGTCACTAGGCGCGTATCAACTAGGTGACTGGAGTGATGGAACACACATTTTACCTATTGATGTTCTCGATGATACATCGTATATGAAACTAGGTGGGGCTGAAATCATCAATGACCAGATTTGGGTAACGGGTCGCTTGAAGCGTGGCTCTGACATCGAAATGGAGATGTACATGTACGGCGATGGCAACTTCTCCATTGGTCGCGACATGTATATTGGAAACTCTGATTCACTACAGGACGAGCGTTCCGGCAAGCTTGTTTATTCACATGGGTACCTGTGGTACCTGGGATGGGATGACCATTCCAAGGCACCGGCCACTACTCTTGTAGGGTATGAGAACTTTGACAATTTGTATGCCACTAGAGACGTGGTTAATTTCACTGTACAGCAACGTAAATCCAGCTCGCTGGGTATTACCTCTCAGTTGAGTTCATCAGCTGACCACGATGCTATTCGAAAGAACAGTAAGGTGACAGTTGATGTAGGGCTTGAAGATGACACTGGAGTATGGGAATGGGCCCAGATGGGCGTGTTTGGAGTCGATGCTCTGTCTCGAGACTTTTTCGACGCCGGAAACTCTCGCACAATGGTGGGACGTGGTAATGGTAGTAAGCGCCTGGCACAGTGGACGTCGGATGCCTTTTATGATTATTGGTCACAAGCTAAGCTAGCTGCTAACCCTGCTGTGCTGTCTGAGGTGATTAGAGTCTCAGGCTTATGGAGCACGGATGAGGACTTTGACGAGGATGCTCTGGAGGGCAGTGGAGATCCAATCCGGTTGGATCGTCTCAATGAACAGGGGATTTTGTATACGACTGCGAAGGCGTCTCGAAATGGTCAAACTGTCGGTAAGTTCTGGGTGCCTGAAAATGAGCTACCTCCTCACAAGATGCACGGACGATTTGGTGTCGGCTTGAATTATTACCGGGAGAGTCGTGGTCAGGCCGCAGAGCGTTTGGAAAAGGACTCTGGGGATATTACTGACGAAGAGTTCGGTGACAACGGCATCTTTGCTATGATCGGTCCTGAAGAACACAATGACGCTGAAGGCATCGGCCTATACACAGTCAAGGATAGCGTATGGTACAAGGTGTACTCAGAGGCATACTCATACTCTAAGAATGTGTGGAACTGGTTGATGCTGAGCTTCAACGAGGGGCATATTAAGGTTAATGTAGCAACTACGTACGTGGCTCCAACATACTCGAGTGAAGTACTATGGTCAGAGAAGTTTGATATCCGCTACGATCCTGAGTACTCATCTGGGCTGTTTTCAGAGCCTTGGTTCCGAGACCAGCGTGGACGTGGTGCTCTCGCTATCCTTAACATGTCAGCCTACTCAGACACTCCTGGATTTACGAGTACGTCAACCGTTATACCGGTGGAGGCGGTAAGTATGTTTCCGACATCGGAAACGGTCATCGTGGACTCGGAGATTATTGATTATAACGGCAAGCAGACGGCCGATGTGTATCCTGGCGAGATGAACTGGGCGCCTGGTGAGACTCATCTGGCTGCTGAGCATGATAACCCAGACTGGAACGATATTAAGATTCACCACATTGACTGGGTGCCTGGTAATGCTGGTAGTATTGTCCTAGCTAACAACGCGAACTATAACCTACTTACCAGCCAGGCCTTTCTGGGACCGTATGGTGATGAGAGAATTGACCGTGCACGCATTGTAGTGAGACGTGAAGGTCTCCCAAGCTTTCCTCTATATGCTCTTATTGTGAACGACGACTTTGACAATGGTGGCAACTTTATTGTTGGCGTAGGACGACATGGTGCTCCAATTGTGACACACTGCTCTGCTCCAGTGGCCGGACATACAGTGCCAACAAGCTACGACTGGGTAGAGTTTGACTTTAGTAATGTACCTGAACCAATGCGGTGGCTGCATGATGCATATCGTCGAAGCGGTAAAGGATTCTTTATATGCATCACAACCATTCCATTTCATTACGTTAGCGATACCTATGGTTATGGCTATACATATGGTAACTGGGGACACGACACGTCTAATTTCTATCATGTGAAACTAGACGATACTGTATCTGCTACAACTGGTGTGTGGTTGGGTTGGGGCGCTAATCATAAGTGGGACAATTGGCAGTGGTATTTCGACCGTGACACCATGATGCCATTTGAGATTTACGGTATCGGAAATACTCCAAGCGAGGGGTATGAGATCTACATTGATGGGCATGGACCTAATGCCGTGCCTAAAAATTACTATGACGGTATGGCTCTGGTGGTTGGCGACGGGCCTGGCAAAGGTACGGTATACCAGATATCTGACTATGACCACATTGCGCCAGACCAGTGGGTGCCAAGCAGAACCTATCTACCACCCGACAATGCCGCTGACCACATTGATGACCCAGCGCATGGCAACTGGGTTGATGAGGATTTGAGTAGAGTCTTTGTAATGCGCAACCCATATGGTGCCATTGGTGAAGGAACAGTCTTTGAGATCTACCCATCTCTTACAATAGAGGCACGTGGCACTCAGGACACAACAGCTACTGCGCATGGTGCTGGGCATGTGAGTATTTACTCTGATTTGTCTGTGGCATGCCAAGAGATACGCTACTTCTCTGGTGAAGTTGATATGCGCCTAGAGGATATGGCCAAAGAGCTTTGTGCCAAGTCTGGCGTGATGGAGTTCTCTGCGGGGAAGAGCTACAGTGGCGACTGGGCTACTGGTACAACTGATGCCACTGCAGAATGGATTTCTGGTGATCGCCGACACAGTATTGTTAAGTTCGATCACCCGGGCGATACTGCCTCACTTTCCGAGATCGGAATCATTGTGCGTGCTGATGTAGCCGATTTGGCTACAGCTACGCAGTACTATAAACTAGTGTACAAAAACTTTGCATCCTTCTTGGGTGTTGAGCTGCAGATCTTGCGGGCTGGAGAACAAGAAGCAGTGACTGTAGAGCGGTGGCCTATTTGGTACTCAGTGCCTCAAGGTACGATAACGATGTCTGTACAAGAGGGCTCGTTTAGTACGTGGCTGAATGATAAGCATCTTGTGACTTTTCACAATGACGAGATTGAGACCGGTGAAGCAATGGGAATGTACTCCTACAATTTCAATGGTACTATTGCTAATATTGACTGGTCTGAGCTAGATATTCGGACTGATAACTTCGTACTAGACTTGGGATATCGTGGCGCCCAGCTCTTGAGCGGACTGATTGGACCTAAGAAGATAGTTTATCAGGATACTTCAACAGGTGGGATCTACATGGAGCGAGTGCGTACATCGGGCGACCCTGAGTATGAGCTCACCGATTTGACAGTTGAGGCTGGTCGGTCGTCGAGTGACAGTGCTCTGGTTAACAGGGTACGCGCTGAAGGTGCCGAGATTGCTGAAGTAGTGGACTGGAGCAGCTTCCAAGAGGAAGGTAACTTGTTCTTCTTGGTGAACGCCACAGAGGCTAATGATCTGTGGGAGACAGAGACGGAAGCAACGTTTATTCTAGAGGACTCACATGCGTCAGTTGATATTCATGGCTTTGTGGGTGCGGCTGACCCACGTGTAGAAACGAATGACATCATCCGTGCGCGTACTGCAGAGGGAGTTCACGATCTGTCTGTAGATTCGATCTCGTTCCGGATGATGATTAACAGCAACAGTGCTGTATTTGATATGCAGATTGAGGGACGCGATGCCAGTTGATACTAACATCCCCAATACCGTAATCGATGTTCTTGATCAAATCAAGGACAAGCGCCCTACCGAGGCGATTGTCTATGGTATTGATGGCGACCGTGTGGACATTCGTCTTGAGAATTCCGCATCTATTGTGCGTCACGTTGAGGTTGTGGGCAGCGTTGACTCTATCTCTACCGGATCTGTGGTGCAGATCTCGTGGCGTAATGATGGACGTCCGGTGGTTATTCTGGTGGGCTCTGGTGGCATAACAAGCACACGTGGCTCCACTGTGGTTCCGGACAATGTCACAATTGAGAATTCCAGCTTTGGTCTCCGAGTTAAGAAGGGCGGTATTTCTCGAGAGCACTTGTCCTTTGTATTGCCCGACGAGCTCGTGGGGTCAGACTCACTCACGCGTGCTGGGTGGATAGTTAACGAGAGCACTGGTGTTATTTCCAATACTGGTATCCGCATCCTACCGACCGGTGAGATTGCACTGGGTAGCGGCAATGACATTGTTAAGCTGTCAGCCTTTGGTTCTCCGGACGACCCAGCAAGCCCTGAAGATGACACTGAGTACCGACTGTGGATTGGTAATGTCCTTCCACATGCGGCGCCCTTTGCCGTTACGAAGTATGGAGAGCTTATCTCCGAAAAGGGTACAATTGGTGGCTGGGACATCACTAGCAATGCATTGGTTTCCGATGCCGGAAATACTACCCTGCATGCAGGCGCCAGACCATGGATTGGTATTGGCACTGATGTCTACGGTGGCAACGGGTTCTGGGCCGGTCTAGATACCGACTATGTTTACAAGGTTTCGGTGGGCAGCTCGTTCCTGTATGACGGTGACACGCTGACGCTCAGTGATATCGATCTGAAGTTCTATAACGGCTCACAATTGACTCTGTGGATCCAAGACGACGGTGATTTCTTCATTGGCGATGACATCGATACAGTCGCTGGTACCAGCATGCGCATTTTCTCCAACGACCAGACGTGGGACTCTGAAGCGTTTGGTGCTGGAGATATATTCATTGGTGACCACTCCGGCGCCAATATTCTATGGGATCAAAGCACCGGTCAACTACTCTTCCGTGATGGTGGTACTACCGGTATTCCAACTGAACTATACATTGACACAGACGGTACTCTGAAAGCGGGTGGTGGAAACATCATTCTTGACTCGAGTGGTATCTCCTCGTCTACATACGTTGCGGGTATATCCGGCTTTAGTATTGATACCGCGGGAGATGCTGAATTTAATCGCATCACTCTACGTGGCAGCCTGCAGGCAACGGTATTTGTAGCTGATGAAGTATCCGCCGTTGGTGGCGACCTGATGGTGCTGGATGCCGACGAGCTTGCCGTAGACATGACAGCCCTAGATGCCTCAACACTGACCATTGTGGGCAACACAACGTTTGCCGTCGGTGATATGCTGCGCATTAAAGAGGGTACTGATGATGAGTGGCTGGAAGTGACCAATATTGGCTCAGCCCCTACATATACAGTGACTCGAGACAAAGAAGCAGCATACACAGCAAACAACAATCCAACGTGGGCAGCGGGTGCGGCGGTAGTGAACTATAAGCAGTCCGGAGATGGTGGCATTCGTCTCTTGAGTGGCGCATCTCCGTCCATGTCAATCTTTACACACGCTGGTGCTCCGTGGACAACGATCACCGATCACGTCCTCTTGGAAGAGGACATCTCTCGATTTGGCCAAGATGTGTCTGCAGCTGGCACGACTTCCATGGCCGTTCTTCACATTGATCAAACCTATAATTCTGAGAGTCTTGGCGCTGGTGACCTAATCATAGGTGACAACACCGCAGCTAAAGCTAATGTTCTTTGGGATAAGTCTGCAGGGACGTTGCTGTTTCGTGGTGGCACAACTACTGAAGGATATATTGACACTACTGGTACTGCTGTCTTTGGTAAGTCTGAGCTGAACTCTCTTGGAATAATTTTGTATCCGGAAGCCCAACAATCATTTGAGGATGATGCCTCAATTCGATGGGTATCTAACCCTTATCAAGTACCGGTTGAGACTGGTGGTGTCGCTTCGATACTTGCAACTAGGTGGAATGATACTGCCAAGATGGCTGCCACTCGTTTCATAACTGGCTCAGATAACATTGCCACTGTTCTGGACACTAAACTGGCCATTCTGGATATGGTAACTATTGTAGGTGACGAAGATGAATATAGTGGCGCCATCGCAAACCGATCCTCTGGCTTGAAGCTAAGCTCATATGGAATAGGTACTAACGAGAATGAAACTTTTGCCTTCTTCCATTTTTCAGACTTCTTGACAGACTCAGGCATGGGACCAATGGAGTTTAAGGTAGATACTTTGAATGGTCATGCTTGGGTTGCTATGCGTGGTACTAATGATCGCGGTGCCTACTCCTTTGGCATGGAGGAGGTCGGCGTCGATGAAAAGGGAGGATTTATATTTTCATCAGAAGATCAGATCGATGCGGCCGATGAAGAAATATACCGAATCGAGGGTTATGCAACTCCAGGACACTTCTGGATTAACCCACAGAATCGGGACCTCGATTTCCGTGTAGATGGCGATACTTACGATTCCTTGTTCTTTATTGATGCCTCCCTCGACAAAGTGTACTACAAGGGAGTAGAGATTGGCTCATCTACATCCGAGTGGTCAGAGTCAGGTGGATTCCTGACGCAGAATACTGGAACAGATATTGTACAGATTCAGAACCATATGGAGCTCGAGGAGTTGGGTGGCCAGCCTGGTACGGGTGAGCCCGGTACTGGTTGGGGAGCTATATATTTTAAAACCGACGGCAAGGTATATTCCAAGAACGACGGTGGCGTTGAATTCGATCTTACTCAAAGTGGCGAATGGCTACAGACAGGTCAGTTTCTCAGCCAAACAACAACCACTAACATAGTTCAGGTGCTGAACTGGATGGAGGTTGAAGAACTGGATACCGCCAGCCTACCAACTACTGGTGAGCCCGGGACAGGCTTTGGTGCCATCTATGTCAAGGCTTCAGATAGCATTCTGTATTACAAAGATGACGGTGGTACCGAATACGATCTAACATCTGGTGGCGGCGGTGGTGGCGGGTGGACTGATGGAACTAACGTCATATACCCAACGGTTGCAGCCGATGATGTCTTGTTTGGTGGTACGACAGTAGGGAACTCCGACATCATACTCTATGGCACGGGCCAGGCGACATTTAACGAGCAGGGTGCCGATGTAGACTTCCGAATAGAAGGTACTACTGGTAATACCAGCACATACCTGTTCTTTGTTGATGCAGGGAGTGACCGTGTTGTTATTTCTGCTGGTGGCGCTAGTGGTCCTACTGCTGATAGCCCTCTTGTGCTATTGAGAGGCAATAAAGATCCCATCTTGATGATGGAGCCGTTTGACTCAGGACAGAATCATGTTAAGTTCATGATGAAGAACTCTTTGGGTCATGGTTTTGACTTCCAAATGGTGGATGACTACTTCCGGATGAACTATGTTGATAAGGGTTCCGGACGTGGCGTTCTTGATAATATGTGGAAGGTACAGTCCTCATCTGCGGGTGTTGGAAACATCTTCTTTAACGATAGCAAGCTTGACATCGACATGTATTTCAAGAGCGACACCTACGATCACATGATTCGTATTGATGCTGGGACTGACACAGCTGGGTTTGGTACAACAAGCGCTTTCAACCTTGCACAGTTTGCTCCTACTGACATTGCTATCAATAAGGATAGTGGCAACATTGACTTCAGAGTCTATGGTGACAATGGCGAAGTATTCCGAATCGACGCCGGCCTCGATGTGGTACAGATCTCAACATGGCTAGAGTTTGCCGAGACAGCATCACCACCTACGACTGGATTCCCGGGATCGGGATTTGGTGCTATCTATGTTAAGACAGACGGCATCATCTATTTCAAGAATGATGGCGGTACAGAGTACGATCTAACCGAGACTGGTGGTAGTGGCTCTGTAGACGACACTCCATATGGGACTGCATGGGATGGGGAAACTACTCAAGCGCCATCGCAAAACGCCGCTTTTGATAAGATCAATGCGATGGATACTTTGATTGATGCCAACACTACTGTCACAGAGGTAGAGGCAGTGATTACGGCCGAGATTGTCGACGGGCAGAGTATCGATAACGCCATTGATGCTTTGATTACTGCACACGTTGGTGTCACTGATCCTCATACGGCTTACTTTCTTGCTGATGGTAGCAGACAGCTAGATGGCGACCTGACATTCACTGGTACGCAGGAAATTACAACCTCATCGGGCGACCTGAACATTAGCGCAGCTGATGATCAGGATATTCATATATTTGTTGAGAACAGCCCTCCTAGCGCTAATGGGCAGTGGGCTCACATGGATTTGGGAGGTACCACTGGCCCAGTTGGTGCTGGCTTTGGGTTCGTTTTGTCTATATCCGACCAGGACTACTCACGTAATGTCTTGGCCATAGAAGAGACATTCACTGTCTTTAACTATGAGTCTATAGACACTGATTTTCAGGTTCAGAGCGATGGTAACGCCTATATGCTCTTCGTTGATGGTGGCGAAGATCGTGTTGGTATAGGAACTGGTACTCCATCAGGTTTCTTTGAAGTGTTCGAGGCAGGCACTGGCCGAACTGCTGGCTCGTTTATGGTGGATGAAGCAAATGATACTGTCTATGTAGGGCGACTGTCATCGACAAGTGCTGACAACACCCTATTCTTCACTGTACGTAATCGCCTAGACGCTCCTGTCTTTAGTGTTGACCTCAACGAAGGTGTACTGCTACTTACTGAGAAAACGGGTTTGCCTAGCACTGGGATTCCAGTATCAGGTCAGGGTGCAGTCTATGCCATGAATAATGGCAAGCTGTACTTCAAGAACGATGGTGGCACAGAGTATGATCTTACCGTTCAAGGTGGGTCTGCTGAATGGACTGAGTCTGGCGGATTCCTAAGCCAGGCTGCCGGTACTGATATTGTACAGATCCAGAACTGGATAGAGCTTGAAGAGCTAAGCACAGCTGGTCTCCCAACTACTGGTGAACCTGGGACTGGCTTTGGAGCTGTATATGTGAAGGCATCTGACGGTATTCTGTACTTCAAGAACGATGGTGGCACAGAATATGATTTGACACAGGCTGGTACTGCTGCGATAGATGATACCCCATACGGTACTGCATGGGATGGAGAAACTACCCAAGCTCCATCACAAAACGCTGCCTTTGACAAGATTGACTCGATGGATACCCTTATCGACGCCAATACAACAGCTACAGAGGTAGAGGCCATTATTACTGCAGAGATTGTTGATGGGCAGAGTATTGATAATGCCATCGATGCTCTTATTACTGCACACGTTAGTGTTTCAGATCCACATACAGGATACTTTTTGCTAGCTGGAGAGACAACTGATGCTAAGCTGTATTCTAGTGCAGATCTTATTCTCTATACCGACGCCGGATCAACTAAGGCAATAACTCTAGATGCTGGTGCAAGCACCATATACTGGGGTGTTGGAAGTGGTGACACAGAGAACTATATCAACGCTACTACATGGTTGAAGTCGGCTGTTGGACCATCGGCAGGCTATGTTTATTTGCAGTCAGGGTCTTTCTCGTTTCTCAGTGGCTCTAAGGGCTCTGAGGTTGAGAGATTTAAGTCCGATGCGACGGCCTTCGATGTTACTGGAAACATTACAGTTAGTGGCCTAGTAGATACAGTAGACATTGCGGCATTCAAAACAGCTTATGACAGTCACAGCCATAGTGGCAGTGGTCAATGGATTGACGACACTGGCGGCTTCCTATATCCTGAAGAAGTGGCTGATCACGTGATTATTGGTAACGATGCGATTGCAACAGCAGATATTTACCTAGGTGCTGATGGCGCAGCGGTCTTTAATGAGCAGGCTGGTTCTGTAGACTTTCGTATTGAGGGCAATGCCGAAAGCAATCTATTTAAGGTTGCCGGTGTCTCGAACGTAGTCATGATAGGTGCAAGTGCAGTTCCATACAATGAGGTTCGACTCCACATTCAAGATGATCGCACATGGGATACAGGCATTGACGCCTGGGCTGAGATGTCGCTTGGAGATACTACCGAGGCACAGGGGCTAACCTTTTTGGCATCACTGGCTATGCCCGCCGCAGGCTATTCAATTCTCTCAACCAATATGCGTTTTGATGCTGACATAACCAGCTGGGAGGGCCCACTAGACGCAGCTTTCTATGGAGCCGATTTCCAAAGTGTTGTTAGTTCATCAGCGGCAGAGTTCCATTTCTATGGCTATATGAATGATACCGGTAGTACGTCCATTAGCCTGGCTCACATAGCCACTGATGAAATCACCTTTAACGTCGGTATGAATGATATTGACTTTGTGGTGTCTGGAGATACTGATCAGTATCTATTCAATATTGATGCCGGCCTTGACATTATCAACATGAACGACACAACTTTCCACACCTATTTTGATATGGAGGACGTGACTGTTCCCGGTACGCCAGGCTCAGGGTATGGGCGAGTACACATGAACAGTGACGACATTTTCTTCATAGACGATAGTGGTACATCTACATCTCTCACTGGAGGGGGCGCTGGTGGAGCTGATGTTTTGGAAGTACAGGTATTCTCATAAACGCTTGCATCTACGGATGCTTAGTGCTATACTTTACCCAGGAGGCTAAGTATGTCAACACAACTAAAACTTAAGAAACGATTGACCCGCGATACACTAACTCTCCCTTTGAATATACTCAAGGGGTATGTGGATCGTGACGACAAGGAAGGGCTCTTTGGGTTCTTCAGTAGCCTTGCCAACGAGGACGAAGTCTTTGTCCATGACAAGCATTGGCTGGAGCTATTGGTGAACTGGATGCCGGAAGGCGGAGTAGCTCTCACTGAGTCTGCAAAATGGTTCAAACTCGCCGGACGTGTGTCCGACCTGGATGTAGAGAAAGAGGGCAATTTCACTCTTTCACCATACCAAGTTGACCTCATCTGGCAGCGCCTGGTCAATCCTCAATTCAAACTGGATCGTCTCCCACCACCGTTTATTGGATTTGTGCAGGACTTCCAAGACGTTACTGGTAGACACTTCCCCGAGGAAGAACCAGATGGCGAAGATAAACCCGAATGATTACGATAGAGTACTGGATGTCTCCCGCTACCAGCTAGAGCTCGACGCTCAAAAGATTAAAGATAGCGGTGTAGTTGGGGTATACGCTAAGGCATGCGAGTGGTTCTGGTGGCTTTCTAACCCAAAATACCAGGATCCCACATGGGATACCAATGCGAAGAAGATTTCCGATGCCGGAATGTATCTCGGTGCCTATGAGTTTTACCGATCCAAGGACCGCAAACCCACAGAACAAGCTGAGTGGTTCAGAGAGGTCGTGGGGGACCATCCAGTAGATTTTATCGTTATTGATGTTGAACGGAAAGAGCTGTCAAGCTATTGGCAGTTTACCGAAGACCTGATCCAGCACACGCAAAAGGTTCAGCAACTCTTCGGTGTAGTACCGTGGATTTACACACGTGCGACATTCTGGGACCACGCCGTTGCGCCGGCCCTAGAATACGATTGGCATAAGCACCCGCTTATTACCGCGCATTACAACTCCTACATCCAGCGACCTTGGATTCCCAAGGACTGGAAGCTAGAAGGCGAGCGTGAGGTTCTTTGGCAAATAACGGACAGATACCGAGTCCCGGGCATTACCAAGAACGTAGACCTTAACCTCGTTACCCAACCAGACCGATTCTATGAGCTTATGGGCAAGCCACTGCCACCCTCTCTAGAGGAACAGGTCTCCGATTTGCAACGTCGCGTTGCAGTACTGGAGAGCTATCACTAAGAGGGAACATCCATGCCCGTCGATCTACTACCCCTTCCCGAATCAGAACAAAGCGAACTGTTGAACGCAGTGAAAGATATAATGCACAATGGCGGACGCATCCCACAAGACGTGTCTAATGAACTAATCATGGCTGCCATTCTCGAGCTCAACGGTTGCGTTGTTCGGAATGCTAATCAGTCACGTCGTAACGCGCTTGGTATGCGATGGATCACTGGAGGCTTGCTAATTGTCGCAGCAGCGTTAGTGTTTACACATTCAAGCGAGTTGAGTTTTCTTACAGATATACTGAAGTTTTTCGTACCTTAACATGGACTTCGCAGATTTTAAGGGCATCCATAAGGGTGAGGAGGTTATCTGCATGGGTAACGGGCCAAGCCTAGATAACGTATCCCTTGACTTTCTTAAGTCGAGACCATCCTTCGGGTTGAACTATATGCCGATCTACAACGACCTCTTGGATGGCTTCTTACCTACATATTGGCTTGCGCTGGACCAGCATCCTACTGAGGTCATTCAATCATTGCCACGCGATCTACCAAAGTTCATACCAGAACGTAAGGTGAAGACATTCGAGCAAGCGAATGATCAGGCACGTAGAAAGGACGAGGAAGAACCATATCCTAGTCTTGTCGGGTTTAAGATGAGAGACATGAAGCAACCAGCCGCTATGGGATATGGATCTAGTTTGATAGCAGCAGCGCATGTAGCTGGTGCTCATATGGAAGCGAAGCGAATCTTCTTAGTGGGATTCAATTGTGAGAAAGCCATGAGGGGCAAGAAGCCCTATGTCATGGGGAAAGTAGGGTGCCCACATTTTTACGATCCCGATCATGAGGGCAAACCTATGAAGGGGTGGTGCAATCAAATGGGTATCTATGCTAAGTGGCTGGAAAAACGAGGACAAGAGATGATTAACCTCAGTCACCCTACCACTTGCACATCAGTACCGCAAGGATTCTTTTGGGACTACTTGGAGGTAGAATGAATCTAATTAAGCAGCTGAAGGAAAGACATTCACTCGAAAAGCTCAAACTCTTCGAGAAATTGTATGCTCAGATAGAGCAAGAAGCGAAAGCAGTAAATGACCCCAGGGTGGACAACCCAGGTGGCGTCTCAGAGCAGCTACAGGCTATCAGAGAGGCGATCTACGAGCTTTCTATCGATAATGGGATTCCTATCCCAAATGTTACCGTAAGCGTTAAAACGCTGGTTTTAAAGGCCCAGCGTGGCGTTGACGTTAAGGAGTAAGTTATGGCCGAAGGCGATGGCTACATATACAACAACTTTAAAGAACAAATCCTGAATGGTGAGTTCAATTTGGGGTCTGCTGGTGACACTATTAACGTCATCTTGGTAAGCGGACACACCCCCGACATTGACGCTGACTCTGGTCTTGCCGACGTCTCTGGAGACGAGTATGGCACCGGGTCAGGATACACAGTCGGAGGTGAGTCACTTACGTCACAGGCGACAGTTCAGAACAACACAGATGACCGTGGTGAGTTTGACGCTGTAGACCTAACTTGGTCCTCACTGGGAGCGTTGTCTCCTGCTACCCCGTCACATGCGATTATGTATGACTTTACGCATGCGTCAGATCTTCTGATTGCTTACTGGGTATTGGGCACAACGGCGACCAATGGTGGTGATTACACCTTGCAGTGGGGCGCCAACGGTATCATGTTGCTGACGTAACATGCGACTACAAGACTTCAGGAACATTCACGAGGGTGAGAACATCCTGTGCATTGGGACTGGTGCTAGTTTACTTAATATACCAGTCGATTTCCTAAGAAGTATGCCGTCGATTGGCATTAACTATCTGCCATACTATAGTCACTTGATAGATGATTTTATGCCAACGTACTGGATAGCACTGGATGCTACGCCACCTAAAGTAATGCTGAGCATGCTCCCTCCTGAGATGCCTCGGTTTATACCGAATCGCATGGAGAAGAGATTGCGTGCTGCCAACGTAGATCTGACTGGTGCAGTGTTTTTTGAGATAGCGGCTATGCCCAGACCTGACAGGGCTGGGTATAGTACTACCATGGCTGCAGCAGTACAGCTGGCTCTTTACATGGGAGCAGATAATGCTCTCGTAGCAGGATTTGATTGCACGCGTGGCCACAAGAGTGGGGCTCTTCCAGAGCCCGGTAAGACAGGCACGCCGCACTTTTACGATCCAGACCAGGGGAGGCAGTACATGCCAGGCTGGGATAAAAACATTAGTCAATTTGCTGAGTGGGCAGATGATATTGGCCGTAATGTATCGAACATTAGTGAGCCCACGCAGGCTAAACTAGTACCACAGAGTAACTACCGGGAGTGGGTTGATGGCGAGATCGCAGACTAACCTACCGGTATGCTCGATTTCGGCACCGAAAACTGGATCCCACATGTTGGGATTTGGCTTGGGACTAACATCCCAACCTACTTATCACCTGAAATCTGGGGGCACAAAGGGAGAATTTCGCTCTGTAGAAGAGCAGATACACACACTTGACAGACGGAGACAAGCTGGCATCTGGGCGCATATTGGGTATTCACCTACAATGGAGCAGTACCTACAAGAGCGCTTCACTGCCACATTCTTCATTCGTCGAGATCCGCGAGACGTTGTGGTAAGTCTAGCCCACTACCACGACAAGCTTCCGGCTGCATCAATAGACCTGACGTTTCCTGATAACACCAGCATGTCTGAGATGGAGTGGGACGAGAGGCTCCTGTGGCTGATCACATACTGTGGTCTAGCTCTGCCACACTACACAGGATGGATTCGAGATGGTGTCTACCAAGTGAAATATGAAGATGTAGTTGACTATCGCGAGCGCGAGTTTACTAAGATTCAAGAGTATCTTGAAGGTCTTGGATTGAAACCACCGCCTGGCGAGAAGATGGCAGAGATGTCAAGAGACCCGCATAAACTAAGTTTTAGACGGGGCAAGTACGGCGACTGGAAAGAAACATTCACCTCCAGACACGTAGAGTGGGCTAACAAATACCTAGGTCATGTAATACGTGACTGGGGCTACTAAGGAGCTATACAAATGTCTACAATAGATGTAGATTTCAGTGTGGCAGCCAATGGTGATATCCGACACTCGGGTACAGAGGTTGACACATACACTGTGCTAGAGCTGCACAGATGGCTGCAGGACCTCGCCGACGACCAAGCGGCCGGGAGCGACGACCTGCTTGACATCACAAGCTCAACACCTTCTGAGCGATCAACTGATAACATTATCACGTTGAACGCTCCGTATAATCTCGATGACGCTGCTGCAGAATACTTTTACGATGGTTCTATCGTGCAAGCGGATGGCGACACGTGGTACTCAGGACTCGTAGTTGTGGGTTCTGTGTTTGGAACAACAACACTTCAGATTGTTCAGGACAATGCCCTCTATGACGGTGCTACACCGTTCTGGGGCACTGGACTAAATGCTGACCCAGCCAACAACATCCTGATGCGATGTCTGGTTAAGACTCGAGACACAGCAGCAGATGTTGATGGTAAGAGAATTCGTGTTCAGGCTAGAGAATGGTCTGAGACATACGCTGAGTTCTCTGTGACGATGGGCTTGGGTAACTCCACTGCCGCTATCTTCACGAATAACGACCTCAACAACCAGACTGATGAAACCACAGTAGCTGGCTGGACCATCAGCAACACCGAGGGCTATCAACTGATTGACCTTCTTAACGGTGCTGGTGATAAGCCATACTACTCACAGTGGGAAACTCTTGCACAGTCAATCAATGATGCTTATGAGTATGCTAAGTACATTCAACGACGTGGTACTGCCGAGACTATTCACACAATGAATGGTGAGTTGTTCCGTGGTATTACTCATGAAATTGACTATGATACCGAGGCAGGTGCTGGCTTCACTGAGGATGAAGAAGTCACCTGGGGTGCTGGTGTTACTGCAGGCGCAGGGCGATTGCTTGCTCTGTACGATGGCGGTACATCAGGTAGTCTATGGATCCAGCTTGAATCTGGTGTTATCGTCACCGAGGGTGCAACCATTACTGGCACTGGTTCATCTACAACCTGTGTCGCTCAGACTGGCGGAATCACATCCCGGACACTATCGCCATGCTTCTTGGGCCAATCAACTGGTTCCAACATCATTGGTGCATATGGTATCGGGTTTGATCCTGATGACGTTGGTTCTTCAGATCTTCTATTCGACCTGAACAACGATCAACAGCAACCTCCTAACAACGTGGTATTCACGGTGTCAGGACTGGTAGCACAGCAGGACTACGTTCTTGTAGGTCCAAAGGCTGCCGGTGATGACTTTGCCTTTGATGACTGGACATTGGAAACAACACTCAATGGTCCTTCAGAGACATCGGTTGTGGTTAATACTGGCGATACTGAAGCAGACATTCCAAATACTGGGACTCTGCGAGTCGAGTTGGATGATGGCCGAGAGTTCTATATCGCCTACACCGACCTGACTGGTGAAACCTTCACCATTGCCTCAACGGACTTTCAACATCCCGATGATGCAACTGCAGGTAACGGCGTGATGATCTCGTTCATTGACGAGCTAACGCCAACGGGTGTTGACTACCTTGAGTTCACGCTTGTTTACGATGCGCCTCGAAACCTATGGGTGCGTGTACGAGACGGTGGTGGCTCGCCAATCAAGACCTTCGAATCACTTGGAACTATCGGCACCGGTGGTGGCTCAATCGCTGCTATCCGAACGCCGGACGTGTAAAATATGATTGCTGTAGCTGGACACTGGGAAATTGGCTATATGGCACCGATCATGGAGGCTCACTTGTGGAATTTGATCCTCCGTGACTTCGGTGTCACTGAATGGCTAATGACTCCAGTGTCTGGTGTACGGCATCTTGAAGAAAATAGAGTTAACCTTAAGGAGTTTCATACCCATGACGATCTACTGGCGTCATGTGAGGGTACTCCTAGAGTGTTTTTGGAACCACGCGTGGAGGATGCGGTGTGGCTGCCGGACTTTGAACATCCCGAAAACTGTGTGTATGTTTTTGGGTCTGCTCACTTCAATCCCACAATTGGTTACAGACGCCCAGAGGACACGGTTGTAACCGTTCCTACTGTACTGAACTCTGGTGTGCCATGGGCCCACCAAATCCTTTCTATAGTACTATATGACAGGATGATGAAATGACTCTAATTATTGGTGACAATCGAACCACGCTTGACCAGGGCGATCAGGTAACCAACTTCAATATAGGCACCCGAAATATTGTTGACTATGCCGAAGGTGATGCCTCTATCTCCCTGGCCGTCAACACAGCAACCGGTCAGATCTTTTGGACTGGTACTGGCCTTAATCTGGCCACAGCTGGTAATGAGCTTGTGTATGTGTGGACATCCAACACGGCTACTCAGAATCCATGGCAGAGTGGAGTTGATAGCTCACATGCTCTTTGGTTGTCAGATGGCACGAATGAACTAGCATTGATGAACTCTGGCAGCGACCGTGAGGTGTTCCAACACTCCATCACTCAAGTTCAGTTTCAGTGCATGTTGATTGACGTTGACTACCTAGCGACTAAATTTGCCAACTCGGAAATTTGGGTGGCGTCTGGGTCATACACATCATTTGACGATACATCTGTGAGTGAGATTGGCGCTTATTATGTTACTCTGAGTAAGGCTCTTGCTGGTGGCTACAACTGCTTCGTTGATATTATTCGCTACGGCACCGGTGGTCTTGATATCTATGGTGGAGAAAGCACAGACCCAGGTACGTTGCTGGAGCTTGCAACGGGCGACCGGTCAAAAGCAGATGGTGCTGCCCATGGAATCTTTCGGGAGTATACCGCTAACACCTACGGGTGCCAGGGCTCACTAAATTTTGGTACGACAGCTGCCACAGATGATGCGTATTTTGAAGACATTGGTGCATCTATTACTTATGAGGACCGCGACGTTGGCGATGATAAGTTTAAGCTTGTTGTACAGGGAAACTCAACAGACACTAATAGCTTTATTCTCGCAGATACCCTGATTAGCTCTGCTCGTCCTGGCGTTGAGACAGATATGTCGTCAGCTAATATTGATGTGCTTGACCTGGATGGCGTAGTGTTCCGGAGCTTGGTCAATCCTGTATCGTTTCCTACTGATACATCTACAAGCTTGATACACTCAGTTATCAATAGTACATTTGATGGATGCGGACAGATAGACCCCGGGACTGTGACTTTTCAGAACATTACCATTTCTAACTCAACCGCAGGTGCCACTGGCGCTCTGCTGTTGGACAGTGACGACAGCGATACATGGCTAAATGTTACTCTTAATTCAGGTGGAAGCGGACATGGTATTCACATCACTTCCACCGGTACCTATAATTTCTATGGTATTGTTGCTCTTGGATATGGTGCTAACGGCACAGCCGATGCAACAATTCATAATGAGTCGGGCGGGCTCGTTACTATCGATGCCAATAACTCATCTGGCTTGACTTATTTTAACAGCACCGGATCATCCACGGTTGTGAATAACTCTGTTGACCTGGATATTGCTGTTGTTGATTCCGATGGTGATCCAATTGCCGGTGCACGTGTCTACCTGGTGACTGACGATACAGCAGCGACGGAGCTGTTTAACGATCTAACCGATACCGCCGGCACAGTGTCAGATACATACAACTTTATATCCGAGCAAGATGTAACCGGTTGGGTACGCAAGGCTACATCCTCACCATACTATGAAACCGCACCTATCTCTGGTACGATCACAGCCAATGGCTTGCCCCTTACCATTCAGATGGGTGACGACGAATAATGGAGGCTACATGATTGAGGATATGACCCGCAAACAGCTTGAGGCTGCCTATGGTACACTGCAAAGACAATATGCTTCCGCCGGATCAGCGATTGACTCTATGCAAACACAGATTGCTGACCTGCAGAACCAGCTGATCATGTTGCAGTCACAGAAAATACAGTGGGATGGCGAGAAGGATACACAGAATAATGTTATCCAAACCACTATCGGTGACCTGAACAAGGTAAATCAAGAGCAGGCCGAGGAAATCACCAAGCTCAGAGACAGGCTGCGCGTAGAGGAAGAGTAACATGCCAATTTCAATAGAGTGGGGAACTAGAATTATCAGTGTACCTCAATCGTATCTTACTCTTATATCAGGTACTCTGTATGAACTTGATACTGATCAGTTCAGACTTGACCTCAAGGACCTGGAAGATGACGTGGAGGGAATGCCATTCCCAGACACTCACAACCATAACACTGAGGTTTCTGTAGCTGGTATCACATACGCGCGTGTGATTGAAATCATCAATGGGTATTCAATTACCTTTGAGGATGGTCAGTATACAGTACGTCTCTCAGGTAGCAACAACAACTTCTTTGATGTTGAGAATGGCATCCTGAATCAGAACCAGGTGCAGATTATCTCCACTAACTCCGCCGGTCTACAGACAGTGGAGACAGGAGTAAGTGGCCTGACTCCCTCAGAGAGTGTATGGCTGTCAGAAATTTGGAAGATCATGGGCTTGGATGCTAATGAGACACCATCTCTTGAAGTAACACCAACTGGTCAAATTGTTGGAGATGGATCGTCCATCACCATGACCATCACCAAGGTGGGTGACACAGTGACAGTACAGAGGAGCACATAATGGCCTTGGATCCTATGGTTATTGCTACTAAGGGTGTGTCTACCTGGGATGTAGATCCCTTGGCTAAGTCTACCCAGGGTTATATTCAGTCCTTCGTACAGCTGGTCTGGCGAGAGGTGATTCGCCTAACATCTGCATTTGCAAGCATCATTAACCTGGAGAGTGAGCTGTGATTCTCAATCTAACGTCTAGATTTGTGCAATCTATAGAAGACGTCTCCGAATTTGTCACGGAAATAGAAGACCTGTCCGGATTTCTTACTGAAATTCAGAAGACGTCCGCGTTTGTGACGCAGCTTGACCTCGTGACTGAGATTGAGCTCGAGGAGATATCAGCATGAGTAAGCCACGTATAGGCGACATCGGCACAGCGATTATTGTAGACATGGGAGTAGATATCAGTGCTGCTACTGGCCTAGACTTTGAAGTACGTAAGCCTAGCTACCCAGCTACTGGTGGTGAAGAGAGCTGGACGCCGACTGTATACCTGACTAACTATCTACGCTACATTGTCACAACAGGTGACTTTGATGAAGAGGGTGATTATGAGATTGTTCCCAGCCTGACACTGGGCTCATGGAGTGGCTCTGCAGACCCTGTGTACTTCAGGGTATATGGGAACAAT